CTAAGATTTCCATATCATCCTTAATCATTAAAGGGTTCCATTCAATTTCCTTTGAAACTGATATTATATGATCATCCCCCAGGAAAACACCTGAAATAAAATGATCAAATATTTTTCCTGGAAAACGTTTTTTAAAAGCATAACGGAAATAAATTTCAACTGTCAGACAATTTAAGATAGTAGTCCAAAAACCACCACTTGCATTATTACTCTCAGTTTCCAATCGCCAAGGACCAATTTGAAATGGTTTCTCAGTTTCATGGAACCGCACATGTTCAAAAACAATTGAAGAATGCGGAATACCACTTCCAAGTTTTTCTAGGATTTTAAAGCTCTCGTCCATTACTGCTCTTTGGTGGCGTAGATCAAATTCACTAAAATCTCCCGCGACCAGTCGATCACTAGAAAATCTCAAACGATGGTAAATCTTTTGAGCGTCATATGAGCTGGGATTTATTCCCAATGCATAACCATGAGCTGGAAAACTACAGTTAAAAGCTGAAACCATAGACCCAAATAACATTCTGCAAACAACATTATAAGTAACATCATTGCTATATATTATTCTAGTATTAACGGAATCAATTTTAGATTGAGATCGCAACTCATCTTTCTGAAAACCTAGAAACAATTTATCTAAGTTTTCACCTCGGCAGACCTTATTAAAAGTATCTAAACAATGAAGTTTAAAATTTTCAGAATATCTACCTTCTCCATTTTCGTGCCACACTAACTCACGTTTTCCCATTTTGTTTACAAAGAAACAATAAGGATAACCTGCATGTGTACTGGTACAAATTGGAGCTAAAACACCTGGTATTCCGAAAACTGCTTCTTCAAAAGACAACAATCTCGTACCACCGGTACCTTGATAATTTAATTCAGATGATAGATTATAAACCATTTCACTAGATACTTCTTCCAAAGTATTAGAATCTAATTTAACTCTATCAGCTTGAGCCAATCTAAGAATGGCTTTTTCAATTGGAACTTCGCCCTTACTACGCGGGTCCATCTCACTCATAATTGCTGGAGCTTTCTTTGGCTTCCAGGGTAGAAACTCAGCTATTGCACTAGGTTTCAATTTCGTAACATGATTTAAATAGACTTGAGCATTTTTACTTACTTTTCCTATATTTTTCAAATTAGGAACATAAGTTTCTTGCAATGTATCTAGAAAGTCTCCTTCAGCAACAAAATTTTGTTCAAATAAATCTTCTCCAATAGCTTCTTCAATCATCTCTTTCGAGATTCTCACTGCTAAGCCATATGGATAATCTTTATTAACAGTTCCTGCTACATGAATACCAATACATTTAGTAATAGCTTTTGATTC